TTACTTCTTCTTCTTACCCTTGCCGTTCTGAGGGGGCTTCTTCGGCCGCCTGCGCTGCACCTCGGCGGCGAGCATGCGGATCGTGCCTAACAACTCGGCCTTATCTTCGTCCGACAGCTCCTCAAAGCCTTTGAACATTACGAAGATTTCGCTATCGAAGACCTCGGGTGCGGAGAGGGATTTACCGCGCGCCGCCGCAAAAACTTCATCCTCGGAGACGCCTAAGCCTCTGGCGATGGCTCTCAACTTATCGCGGGAAGGATTGCTCGCGGCACCGCTCAATAACTTGCTTAAATAACTATGTGTGATTTCCCCGCCGCTCTGTTCTTCAATGCCACGCAGGGTCAGCCCCGGAACGTCTGTTAGTTTTTCCCGGAGGTAATTCGCCAAATCATCATCGTGTTTCCTGGACACGCCGCGAAAAATAATATTTTCAGCGGGTACTGCGAGAACCTTTTCGGTGAAAATAATGCTTGACATGGTTTCCATGAAGACTTAGGATTCGGTCGGGTCATATATGACCCGCAAGGAGAGAATGGATGGCAAAGGAAAAACCACAAGAGAAAGTAGTGAACATCACCTTCCAACTCAAAGGCGCGTCCGCCGAAGATTTCGAGGCCGTGAAGAGCGCACAGTTCGCGTTCATAGCGTCAGACGCGACAATCGCGAAAAAACTGATGCTCGAACGCCTCTACCAACTTAAGCCGGAGACGGCAGGCGCTCGCCAATGACTTCCGAAAATAGAAAAGGGAAGCAGCCCACCTGTGCCCACAGGCGGAATGCTCCCTTCGCCACATAGGACGCGCCGGCGTCGGCCAGCGTTAACTTGAAATTTTAATTTCGCGCGCCGCCGGGGTGAGGGGCACGTGAAACGGAGGGCGGGGCCGGAGGGGGACGTGACCCGGCGAGGCTTTGGCCTTGCCCTCCGCGGAGTCAGCCGTGAGCGAAGAGAAGAAGAGCACACCGCGAAGCAAGGGGCCGCGCCTCTCCCGCGCGCCCTCGTCGCGCTGGATGAGTTACCGCGAGGTCGCCGACCACTTTCGCGTGAGCGAGTGGACGGTGCGCACGGGGCAGGGAGTCTTCGCGCGGCTCCGTCGTGTGATGCTCACCGAGAGGCGCGTCGTCATCCCGCGCTCGGATGTGGAGCGGCTCGACAAGTTGATGGAGCGCTCTGCGCTCGCGCTCGACGAGTCGCCGGAAGAGTTCGGGGCCGAGCTGGTCTCGATTGATGAGGGGCGGCGAAAGAGCGCTTGAAAAATTAAGAGGCCGGAAGGGAGCGCCCGCGAAAGCAATCACCCTGCCGACCCCGAATCTCACAGGAAGGAGATCACTTGCATGATAGCACACAGGAACGAGATGCCCGCACTACAACCCGCGGTAAATTTCTACTCCATCGAGACGAACTCGCCGGCGCGCGCCTTCTGGGTGAGCCTCGCGCATCTCCTCTTTCGCTTGGGCGCAGCGGCGCGGCGGAAAGGAGAGGTGCGGTGATGACTACCTGCCGCCGATGTCCGGCTCCCATCTTTTTCGCGCAGCAACATCCGACGAAGCGTAACCCTTATCCCGCCAACAACCCGCTCAACGCGAAGCCGCACCCGAATGGGAATCTTCGACTCGACCGCGAGACGATGCTCTACGACGTGCTGACGGGCGCGGAGCTTCAGGCGGCGCAGGCCGCGGGTGAGGAGCTGTATCTCTCACACTTCGCAGACTGCGCGGCGCGTCGGCAATTCAGGAAGGCAGGCCAGCGATGAGCTTAACTCCTGTACGCACTAAGAAGGTGCGCGCTCTCATGCCCGACGCACACGAGCGACGCATCTCCTTCGTCGAACAGCATGAAGAGGCGCTGCTGCACAAAGTATTCAGTGGCTTCTTAACGACCTTCGTTCTGTCTGACTTGAATGCGGCGGCCGAGCTGGTCGGACAACACGCGCAGGATCATGGGATGAGCTTTCACGAGGCGCTCTTCGCGCTCTGCTTTGTGCTCGACAATTCAGGCCATCTCTTCCACTGGAAACGGTACGACTTAGACGCTTACACACCGGAGGTCTGACAATGAACGAGCGCCGGCGAGACCGCTTCGAGCTGAAGACGCACGCCGAGTGGTGCGACGAGCTACGCGTCCTCTGCACGCGCCTCAACGCCGCGGGCTTCACTCCACCGTGGACGCCGCGCGCGCTGCGCGAGTATGTCAACCGGCGCTTCGACGTGTTGCTCGGACTCGACGCCCTGACGTTCGACGAACTGCGGGATGTGCGCGATGCGCTGAAGCTGAAACTTTGGACGATGGAGGCTGAGGCCCACGCGGCGCGGAGCTTGAGCACCGGAACGGCGCGGCACGCATTATCACGTCACGCGGAGGCCGAGGACTCCACGGCATAAAAGAGGTTGGCCGGGCGCTCATCGGCAAGTGCGAGCGCCCGGCCTTTTCACTTACTCCCGGGACAGGAGAGAGCGAACTTGGCTGATGATAACACGGCGCGCGCGCCGCTCCGGGTCGCGCCCAACACCAGGCCCGCGGCCGAGGCCGTCCGCTTCTTCAGTATCCGCGACTTCGAGCGGCTCCAGCACTACAAAGACCGCGCGCTCGTCTGGGTGAAGCTCTACGTCGAGATGCTCGACGACTACGAGTTCGCCGCCCTCCCGGACTCGGCGAAGTACCACGCCGTCGGGCTGATGCTGCTGGCCGCCCGCTCGGGCAACAAGCTCCCGAACGACCCGGCGTGGGTCGCGGCGCGGATCGGCGCGAGCGAGCCGGTGAACCTCGCGCTCCTCTACGACTCGGGCTTCCTGGACGCGTGGCAGCCACGCGTCCAGGAAGCGAGGCCCGGCGAGCAGCTCCTCCCGCTCTCGGACGACGCGGCCCCCGCGCCGGTAAGTCCAACAGAGCCGGTGTCGGCGGAGTCTGCTAGCAACTTGCTAGCAACTTGCTATCAAGTTGCTAGCACAGAACAGAACAGAACAGAACAGACGAGAGCAGACACAGACACAGACACAGCGCCCGCTAGTGCGGCGCGGCTGTGCCCGTGCTGCGGTGTGAGTGTGTGTTCTCAGTTCTCTCTTTCCGAAGCCGCGGAGTTGGTGAAGCGTTGGAAGCGTGAGGGGCGGCTCGTCGGCGGGCGCTCGATCGAGAACATCTACGGGCTGGCCAGGACGATCCACCGCGAGGGGACGGCGGACGAGGAGATCAAGCTCCTCCTGCGCCCACCGCCGCGGCGCGAGTTCCTCGACGAGCCGTGCCTGTCATGTTTCGGCTCGAAGTTCAAGGCCGAGCCGGGCAAGGGCGGCGTGCGCGATTGCCCGGACTGCCTCGACGAGCGCGGCGTGCGGACGGGGAAGCGGGCGAAATCGGCGGGCGCGCCCGAAGGCGTGCCGTCGCGGGGAGGATGAGGATGCCGGCTTTGATGGGCGACGAAGGAGAAGAGCGGCGCGACTACACCGCGCTCTTCATCCGCTTGTGCGACTGCGCCGGGCCGCAGCCGTCAACCAACAACCCGCGCTCTGACGAGCACGCGGCCACGTGCCCGTACCGGGCGGAGGTCGAGGGAGGTGGCAATTCTCGTGAACGATGCGGAGGTGAGAAGAAGGAAGGGAACACTTACGTCGTCAGGAACCGCTACACGCGCACGACGAAGGGCGAGCGCGCGTCGCACGCCGCGGCGCAGCAGCTTTGCGACCGGCTCAACCGCGAGCACGAGCGCGCCGGATCGCGACACGCGCTCGCCGTGCGCGCCGCCGGAGAGGCGATTAACCGTTGAATCATGGAGGGGTCATGTTCCGGGGCGAGTGGGCGGCGGCTGAGCGGCGCCTGGTCGAGATGTGCGTCTCGGCGGTGGACGAGTATCTCGACGCGCACATGCCCGAGCCGTGGGTGTTCGAGAAAGCGCCGGGCGGCTTCAGCGTGACGCAGCCCAGCTTACTCGTCACGGGCGCCCGCACGGCGACTCTGGCGGCGCTCGTCGGCACCGTCAGACGGGCCGCGGAGTTCGCTGCGCCCTTCGTCACGCACCCAAATGCTCCACCCGATTTTGTTGGAGGTGATGATGAGAACTGAAAAATGCGTGAAGCATCCGGAGGTGGACTCGATCCACTGCAATGTCGAGACCGAGGAGCCGCTGTGCGTGACGTGCGTCGTCTCTGCGCGTCGAGACGACCCGGCGCTAGCGGCAAAGATTCGCAAGTATTACGACCTCGAGGCGCGGCTGCCGGAGGGGCGGCACTCCGCGAAAATCTGCTTCCAGGTCCTGGCCGGTCTCATTCCCGGCAAGGGAGAGCCGGAGTTCACCGAGGAGTGGTGGATCACGAGCGCGCAGTTGGCGGAAATCATCAGCGACCCAATGATGACACCCGAGTCGCCCGACAATCTTTTTATGAGAGCCGGCGACGAGGCGCGCTGGTACGTGGAGCGAGTGACCGACCCGCGAGTCGTCAACTTCGCCCGTCTCGACTTTATCTATTTTTAATACATACGGGCGAGTGCGGTTGCCGCAGGAGCGGCTCCGGCCCGTCCTTTCAATCCGACACGAAGGAAGGAGAAGCGATGCCTGAAAAGTTAGCGATAGACACGACCGAGCTTGAAGACCTGATCGCCGACGGTAAGAGCGTGAAGGAGGCCGCCGAAGAGATGGGAATCCACGCGACGACGCTGTACCAGCGCTCGACCACGGATCAGGAAGTGAAGGGAGCCATCACCCGCGGCCAGGCGCGCGCCCGCGCCGACGGTAACGGCGCGGGCGCTACGGCGAACGGGAACGGCACGGGCGGCCCGCACGCGAATGCGCAGACCGAGCCGACCGCGCGCAGGAAGGGGGCGAAGAAAGCCGGCGGGAAGAAACGGGGTGCAGTCAAAGCCGCGGGCGCGAAAAAACAGGCCACGCGCATGCGCAAGGGCGCGGCGCAGGAGCCTCTTACTGCCCCCCCCCTCAACAATTACGGCGACGCCCTCGAAGCCGCCTACATCGAGCTTCTCTACGTCCGCCGCTACCGTGTTTCAAGCGAGCGCTCCGGAGAGGTGATTCGCCAACTGGAGGCGGCGCGCGCGACTTCGAATTAAGGCGCGCGGGGGACTGATTTTCGCCCCATTCGCCCATGTCAAAAAGTGACACGGGCGAATGGGGCGAAAATCCAGTAAAAATGCGGGTTGCGTGGGTCGCGGGGGTCTTCTGACGGTTATGAAAAAACCCATTCTCATAACCAAGCCTCCGGAGGGGCCGGGCCGCGGCCTCATCCGTCTCGTCGGCGGGCGCGCCGCAACGGCCTCGGCGCTCGACAATCTCCACGCCTTAAACCCCGCCCGGCGCTACCTGGACACGCTTAGTCCGGGCTCGCGCCGGGCCGGTCGGGTCTGCCTCCTCCGGGTCGCCCGGGCGCTCCGGGTGCCCTTCGACGCGGTGCCGTGGGAGCTGCTGCGGGCCTCCCATATCGAATCGCTCAGGGCGCGCATGCAGGACGCGCGCCTCAGCTCCAGCTCCATCAACGGGACTCTGGCCGCACTCAAAGGCGTCGCGCGCCAGGCGTTCGCGCTCCGGATGCTCGCGGCGGAAGAGTATCAGCTCATCCGCGAGGTGCGGGGCGTGCGCGGCTCGCGCACGCAGGCGGGCCGGGCGCTCGCCGTCACGGAGGTCGCCGCGCTCCTCGATGCCTGCGTGCGCGACCCGTGCCGGGCGGCAGGCGCGCGCGACGCCGCCCTGGTCGCGCTCCTGGCCGGCGCCGGCCTCCGCCGGGCCGAGGCCGTCTCCTTGAGAGTCGAAGACTATCGCGCCCGCTCGCACGCTCTGCGTGTCCACGGCAAGGGCGACAAGGAGCGGGTCGTCTACTTCGACGACGGAGGCGCGCGCAAAGCCTTGCTCGCCTGGCTGGAGGTCCGCGGGGCAGAGCCGGGGCCGATGCTCACGCCCGTGGATCGCGCCGGCCACGTCCAGGTGCGCCACCTGACGGGCGAGGCCGTCTACAAGGCTCTGCGAAAGCGCGCGCGCGAGGCCTCGGTCACGCGCCGCTTCTCGCCGCACAGTCTGCGTCGCTTCTTCGCAACGCGACTCCTCGACGAGGGCGCGGGGTTAGGAGAAGTGTCGGGCCTTCTGGGTCACGCCTCGGTCGTGACGACGGCCATCTACGACCGGCGCGGCGAGCGAGCGCGGCGCGAGGCATCGCGGTTGATCAGCTTGCCGTATCGCGGCGCGTCGGGTCGTCGCCGGCGGAAGCGAAGGAAGCGCCGCCGGCGCTCTTAGGCTGAAAGGGGGAGAGATGATCACGGACGCCAAAAAAGAGGCCATCACCAGGCGCGCCGCGGAGAGACTTCGCGAGCGCGAGGCCCCGATCACCTTCGAGTTGGACGTGACGCTGGTCGTCGGATAGATCGGGCAGCTTCAGCTTGCCTTCAGGCACCCCGGCAACAGCGGCCCGACGCGCCAGATGCTCGAGTGCTTCGTCCGCGACCTGATCGAGCGGATAGACCCCGAGCACGGCGACGTGCACACGTTCCTGATGATGGGCTTTTGCGAGGAGTACGACGAATGACGCGCGAAGCAACCGCGGACGCTTGCCCCAAATGCGGCTCGACCGACATCAAGACCTGGACGGCCATCGGCCAGTGCCCGATGGCCGTGTGCCGCGCCTGTAAACACCGCTGGACTCTCTTCGTCCGGGCCTGGAAAGAAAAGGGCGAGCGAAATAAGCGCGCCGCCGCGCTTTCTGCGAGAAAGGTCGGACAATGAATAGACGAATTCAGAAACTGCTCGACGTCGTCATTATCGGCGGCACCCTGGCGCTGGTTGGTTGGCTCTTCTACTACGCCGTCACGCGCGGCTATCTCAATTTGATGTAGGAGCCGGGATGAAGAACAGGCCGACAGGAATCATTCGCACGCTGCCATCATTCAAGTCCGGCCAAGTCGGGCGCCTCAAGATGGAGCGCGCGATCGCGCTCATGGAAAAGGGGCGCGACGTGGAGATTTACATCGCGCTTTCAGCGCAGCCCAAAGTCGAGGTGCTTCACATGTACCTGCTCATCGAGGGCCGCATCGAGCTCCGCATGAACATCTCCGGCTACCTACCGGGCGACCGGCGGGAGTGCTGGGACGGCACGCATCGCCAGCCAAAGTTTTGGGCGGTCTGCACTGCGCCGGTTACTCGTCCCGAGGAGCCGATCAAGCGGCGCGGCTTTCAAGGTTTCCGCTATACCGAGGAGCTTTGGTAGTGATGAAAGAGATAACACTGGCAATCAAATTCTTCCGCAACGAAGAGGGCGACGTTATGGCCGTGCTCAAAGAGCATCCAGGCCTGTCTGCTTTCGGCCCGACGCCAAACGAGGCTTTGAAAGAGGTTGGGCTAATGATTCAGAACGTGGCCGAATCTTTCATCGAACAAGGTGACACCTTTTCGGAATTTGAAGGTCTATGATGAATTTCAAGCGAGAGCCACTCTTCTGGATCGCCGCCGCAGCGCTCGCGCTGCTCTTAGTCACACTGGTGTCTTCCATCGTGGACGACGTGGCCGCGACTTGGGGACGTTGAAGGGAATCGTGAACATGAAGTTAACTTATAAGTTAAAGGATAACTATAACGTCAGATAATAGTAGTTATGTGGAAAGGGAAAGCGCGAAGTTCAACCGCCACCCGAACCGAAAGGAGTTTCTGATGATTAAAATCGTCATTTTATTTCCCAGCGGCATGCTGGCCGGCGGCTCGCACAACGCCTTCGTCCGCATCGGGGAAGCCTTTACGGTCCTGACTAAGGGGGCAAGCAGGTGAACCTCACGGAAGAACAACTTGAGCGCATCGCCGAAGTTGCACAGACGGCCAACAACCTGCTCGGCGCGCTGGAGCTGCCGCTGCCGGCGCACCTGCACCTCGAGGGCTGCCGCGGGAACATCCAGGACATGCGCGACGAGCTGCGCAAGATCGTCGTCGAGCTGAAGGGCGAAGACCCTTGGGAGGGCGTAAATATACTTGGCGCACCATCTCTTGCCAGATTGCGGATTACGGATTGCAGAATGAGTGATAAGGGAGAATTTTTCATCATTCATCATTCCCTTATCCCCTATGGTGAGCCAACTATATTATTACCCTTGGGAGGGACATCCGGGATGGCGCTGAATCTTGAAGAGGCGCTCGAAGTACTCAAACGCCATCGCCACCGCTCAAGCGACACCTGGGCCGTGGTGCGCGGCCTGCGCCACGTCCAGGTGCGCGCCTTCCACGACTCGCCCAGCCCCGAATGGCTCACGGAGTTCGAGACCATCGCCATCGCCGAGAAGTACCAGCGCGACGCTGCGCCCGGTGCAGATCATGACGAAAGTTAATTCCCCGCCCCGCCTGACCTGTCACTTTTCCACACACTCCGACATAATGCTTGCGTTTGGCTCGCCCCGGACTCTCACGGAGTTCTCGACGAATTTCAGGCCGCAAGGAGGGCTGATGGCGGACGATCTGACGACAGACGAAGTGGCCGAGTTCGGCGACATCTTCGCTGAGATAGACCACGCGAAGGCGCGACTCGAACGGGCCGCACAGATGCTTGTGCAGCGCGGCTACCGCGAGCGTGCACACAAGCTCCTCGGCACAGCTCAGGTGGCCGACTCTCAGAAGTATCTGCTCGTGCAGGACTGGCGGCAGAAGCCCGCCGCATAGACACGAAAGCCGTCTCGTACAAAGCTGCGACCGAGACGGCAATCGTTTAATGGGCCTCGCGCGAAACCCGACTAACCATGTGTGCTAGAAAGCGTAAGCCGTCGCTTGCGCCCGTGTCAACCCTGCACAAGCACAAGGAGCAAAAACCTTATGGCAACCCCTGAAGGTAAGATCGACGATAAGAGTGGCGACAAGGGTTCATCGTTCGCCCAGGAGCGCGCGGCGTCCACACAGACAGGTAGCATCGAGGCCGAAGGCGGCCTCCAGCCCGGCGGCGTCTTTCGCTCACAGGCCACACAGACAGGCGACATCAAGGGCGAAGGCCAGGCCGGCTACATTCCCTTCGCAGAGACAGGCCGGACGTTCGCCAAATGGTTCAACGACGCGCTGACCCGCGCCAACAAACCCACGATCGCGCTGGGCACGAAGACGGCCACCGTCATCATGCTCCGCGACGACGGCGTGCTCGTCGTGGACGTGGACGGCGAGGACGTGAAGGGCGACCGGCAGCACGTCGCGCTCGATGCGGCGCACCTCAATGCGCTGATGCCCCAGCTCAAGGGCTGAAGCGCCTGACACCTGACGAGCCGAGGGGCGCGTGGCCGCTGATACCCACGCGCCTCTCATTTTGAGAGGAGACCTATGGCGCGCACTTATGAGATCGCCTGCCACGATTGCAAGGTCAGGTTGTGGATCGGCCAGGGCAGCGGTGAGAAAGCCTACATCTACTCGACCGATAGGCACATAAAGCAACTGCGCGATTTCCTCTTCAATCACCAGTATCACCGGCTTGAGTTCGGTGACGATGAGCGTCTCGCGCTAGACGACTATATGGAACTGAATTCTGATGACGATTACGACATCAGCACCCCTGAGGGAGGAAAGCCGTAAATGATCCCTGAAGTGAAGAAAGTCTGGGTCGCCGAGCGGCTGCCGTGGATGCTTAAAGCCTATGAAGAGGCGGAGGCCATCCGTGACGCCATCAGTGGCATGAACGAACATATATCCGACCGGATAAATTCTATGATCATGGGCGGGAGCGTGACCGAGGCCGAACATCCGTCGGTGCCCACTCTGACCTATCAGTCGTTGAAGGGGCTGCACGATTATTACAAGACCGAGACGCTGCGCATCGGTGACGAGGAACATGAGATATTCGGCTACAGCGTACATCAGGACGGACACATGCTCGAAGGTTGCGCCGTGCTGATAGAGAAGCGTCCGCCTAACGAGTGGCCACCGCGCACGCCGAAGATGCTCATCATAAACACAACGGAGGGCACAGCTATTATGTATGACCCTGAAGGCGAGGCTGATGGCGCACATACTTGAGACCTGCACGTGCCGGGGTTGTGAGGGATTGAGAGACATGCACCGCGTGACATCAGGCCAATGTCCCTATTGCCGCCTCGGCTTCAGTACGACTGAAATGGAATGGGCGCAACACATTAAGGAATGCCGCGCCTCCGCAGAGCACCAGGCGGCAATGTCCTACCGGCTCGGCTCTCATTCATGGCAAGGCGATGAGCCGAGCGAGCCCGCGCCTCAAGTAATGCTGCCCTTTCAAGGTACTTCCCCAGCCTCGAAAAAGTGAGGGTAACGCGCCACCCCAAATTGTCGCTAGTCATAGGACTTTTATTCAAATCATCAACGAGTCAGGCGGTTTTCTTCGTATTTACTGAGGAATTTTTAATTTTATGTTGGTGACTCGTGGTAAAATATCGCCAATAAGAAACGGCTTGAACGAAGCGTCAACTTCGCCCAAGCCTAACCACGTCACTTGCGATAGGAGCGCAAGCAGCATGGCTACTTCCGAACATAACATACCTACATCGAAGCGCTGCAAGAGGTGTGGCGAGGAGAAACCACTGGAAGCTTTCTACAAGTTTTCAGAGGGTAAGTATGGCCGACGCCCCGATTGCAAAGCCTGTCACAATAAAATCCGGGCAGAATGGGCGAGAACTAAATACCAGCCGAAGACCGGACGCCGCTATCGAAGGGATAGAGCGCCATATGGACAAGGTAAAAGATATGAGCCGATTATAGCTGGCCGCTTCCTCTACCTTTTTCACATGACGCTTGATGGCAAGTCGGTCTATAAAATCGGAATATCTAAAGACCCGATTTTCAGACTCGGCGTCCTGCGCCGCGCCTACCAAGCCGAGATTACTTTCAAAGGCTCATTCTACTTTCGGAACGCCGTCAGGCAGGAGAACAAATGGCATCGTGAATTTCGGCAGCGCCGGATATTTATCCAGGGATGTCGTGAGTGGTTTAGGCTCACAAGTGACGAAGTAAATCTTTTCCTGAAGACCAACCTTCAAATGGAGGATGTCAAATGACTGTAGAAGAAAAGATAAATGAGATAACGAACGGGAAACCTAATTATCTCAGCATCACTTTCAATGACCATTGGGCTGCTCACGAACCCATTGAAAGGGCGTTGGAAGATATTTCCGACCGTGATTTTGCCGCCCCGGACGAGCGTCAAAAATGTCTCGAATCAAATTCCATATGGGAAGTTCACTACTACCCAGTGACGCCTGTCGGTTTCGTCCATTGCTATGCAAGTACACTAGATGCCGCCCTTGATGGACTACTCAAATTGTTATAGGGCGGTCAAATCATCAACAGGTTTTCATTTGTGCCAGCGTTTTACTGGCTTTTGGCGGGCAGGGGTTGGTGATCGGGGCCGAAAAATCACCAACTCACAGATAGGCTCCGGGGTCGTGTCAGAATTCTCGCAGTTGGAAAGGGAGTGAAGGCCCGGCATCTACCGAAAGCTGCTAGTTCCTGCATGAGCTCACACGCCACAACCCCGCCACAGACACCCGCCGCCGGGCTTCCTCCTTCGACGCCGGAAAAATCGAAGCGCGATCGGGTCTCTACCAGGAGGCGCAGGCGCGGGCTCGAACTGCTCCAGGAGCTTTACCTTCTGGACGCGAAATTCGGCGAGTTCTCGGCGCTCTTAGCGCCCGCGATCCAGGCCGTGAAGCATGCCGCGGAGCGGACACGCGTCTCGGATCGCGATCAGGTCCTCATCGCCATCGAGCAGGGCAACTTCAGGAAAGACGAAATCTGCCGCTCGACCGGCCTCTCCGAATGGGACGCCCGCAAGATACTCGAAGAGCTCGAGGACCTCGACCTGGTCGAAGTCTCCCGGCAGCGCCGCCCCGACTGCGACGCGGGCGACGGCGTTCCGGTCCTGCTCTACACGCTCACCCACAGCCCTGCGGTGCTCCCGTAGCTTCTCACAAATAGGCCCTCCACTTTCGCTAGTCTCCGTAGCCAAGGCGGGTGCGTCCGAGCCGCTAAGCGTCGCGGGGTGCTCCACCGCGCTGTGCGAAGCGTACCCGCCGGCACATTTCTGTTAGCGGAGGACAAATAAATGAGAATCGCTTTACTCGTGCTGGTCATCGTCGCCGCGCTGGGCCTTGCCGCGTGCGGCTCGAAGGGCGTGCCCGGAGTCGCCGCAATCGTCAAGGTCGGCGCGCAGGAGTTCAAGGTCGAGATCGCCGCGGAGCAAGCTGCGGGGCAGTTGAGCTCCGACGAGGCCGCTTTCCTCAATCCCGTGCTCGATGGGGTCGCACAGGCAGCCGACGGCGTGCTGGCGAGTTCTGTCGATTGGAGGAAGCTGAATAAAGCCGACAAGCTTGAGATCGCGCACCTGGCCGTGACGCAGATCGGCGACGCCGTCGAGAGACTTTCTCAAAAGAGCATTGGCCTGAAGTCCGCGCAGGCGAAGGCGACCTTCGAGCGATACCTGCGCGACGCGCGGCTCGCTGTCGCAACGCTGCGCGTCATCGAGGCCGGCTTATCGCAGCCCCCGAATACCTCGCCGTCGTCCACTCCGACGCCCGCGCCGTAACAATCATGGAAAGGGCTTCAGAGATGAACGGCGGCTACCTCGCAACCTTCTCGGCGATGGCAGTGACTTACGTCACCGGCATGGCATTCAGTGTGACGGGCTGGCTGGGAGACGCGTGGACGCACCTCACGCCCGGCCAGGCGGCGCTCATCATCGGCCTCCTGACTTATGGCACGCATAACGGCTCGAAGCTGTTCAAGCTGCCTGGCGTGCGCCGGCTTGGCATAAAGCTGTGCGCGCGGCTTGAAGGGATGTTGCGAGGCCCCGAGGCGGATGGGAAGAGAGAGTTTCTCTTCTTCACGGCGCTCACCCTCGCCGTGTTTCTGGCCGGCGTCGGCGTACTCGCCCTCATCTTTCACGTCTCCCCGTGACGCGCGTGCAGATGAAGTACCTCGCAGTCGAGTGCCCATGCTGCCGGGAGTGGATGTCGCTCTCGGAGTTCCACGTCCAGTGGGGCGTGCAGGCGGGCCTGACGGTCGAGGGCGAGATCGAGTGCCCCGTCCCCGAATGCGGGCTGGTCTTTTCGATTGAAGGCGGCGTGGCGGTCTACAGATGCCCGGAAAAACCTTCGACTTAAGCCGTCAGGTCACGTTCGCGCTCGCCGCGACGCTCACGACGGTCGCCAAGGAAGCGCAAGCCGCCTCGATTAAAGAAATCGAGCGCGACTTCACCGTGCGCAACAACTGGGACCAGCCGGGGAACGCGATGGGCATCAAGGCGCTTCCCGCCACGAAAGACGATCTCTCCGCCGCGGTCGCGACGAAGGCCGACTGGCTCATCCCACACGAGGAGGGGACGGACAAGACGCCGCTGCGCATCGGCGGACAGCTCGCCATCCCGACGACCGCCGTGCGCCGCACGAAGCGGGACATCATCCGCAAGAACCAGCGCCCGCGAGCGCTCTCGAGGGCGTTCCTCCTGAAGACGAAAAACGGCCCCGTCATCGCGCAATGGCAGGGGCGCGGGAAGAACCGGAAGCTCGTCGTCCTCTACCACCTGAAGCCGCGCGCAAAAATACGCAAGCAGTCCACTGTGGTCACGCCGACGGTGAAGGTCTTCGAGAAGCGGTTCGACGCGATCTTTTTCGATCAACTGAAGAAGGCGGTAGCGACGGCGAGATGAGCGGGGCATGCAGGCTCAAAGGTGGACTCAATTTCGAGGGACGCGCCCAGCGCGCTCTCTTCGTCTCCGCTGCTGCCGGCGACGGCCTGCGTGAGCACGACCATCAGACTTTGTTTTTTCTCTGGCTGAGGCGTAACGAGCAGCGCCATCCCGTGCTCGCGCGCTTCTTCGCCATCCCGAACGGGGGCAAGCGCGACGTGCGAGTGGCGATGAAGCTCCGGGACGAGGGCGTCAAGCCGGGCGTCCTGGATACTCACCTGCCGGTGCCGCGCGGCGGCTTCAGCGGCTTGTGGATCGAGTTCAAGGCGGGCAGGAACAAGCTCACGGACTTGCAGGAGGAGTGGCGCAACTTCCTCGAACAGCAAGGGCACAAGGTCGAGGTCTGCTACTCGTGGCAGGAAGCGGCGCTCGCCACTGTGCGTTACCTGAAGTTAGAAGGCTACACGCCGATTACGGCGAGGTAAGGAGTCACGGATGTCAAACAAGAGCTACACGGCCGCGAGTAACAAGACGCACGCCGAGGCAGAGGTGCCCCTCGTGGATGTGAACACGACGGAGGCGGCTGCCGCCGTCGCCGCGACCGGAACTGTCACCCTCGCCGGCCAGCCCGCCGACGGCGATACGCTGACGGTGAACGGCGTCGCCTTCACCTTCAGGAATTCCCCGTCGGGCGCGCACCAGGTCGGCATCGGCGCGAGCGTCGCGGCGACGCTCGCCGCTCTCACCGCTGCTCTCACCGCCGCCCCCGACGCAGGCGTGCAGGCCGCGACCTATGCCGACAACGGCGTGAGCGTGCTGACGGTCACGGACGCGACGCCTGGTGCCGCCGGCAACGCCTTCACGCTCGCCAGGTCGGGCACAAACATCAGCGTCTCCGGCGCGACCCTCACGGGCGGCACCGACGCCATCGCCGACGGTCAGGAGTTCGCCCTGCCCTTCTCGCTGCGACTGTCGGCCCCTGGCGGCAGCGTCGAGGCCGGCACCACGGCGCACCCGATTGCGATCCGCCTGGTGGACGCCGCCGGTCACGCGATCACCTTCGTTTCGGACGGCGCGGGCGGCTGGGCGATCCCCGTCAAGACGATCGCGTAAAAGGGCTGTGACGAAGCAAAAGGCCGACGAGCTGCTCTCCATCTCGAAGCTGGCCGCGCGCTTCGAGCTCGACCGCGCCACCGTGCGCAAGCGGCTCACGGCGGCGGGAGCGGTGGCGCGGCGCGAGACGGCACGCGAGAAGCTGTACGCGCTCGCGGAGGTCGAGCGATTCCTCACGGACGTGGGCGATCCGCTCGATGCCGCGCGCCTCCGGAAGATCGAGCAGGAGTCAGACCTCCTCGAGCTGCGACTAGCGCGCGAGCGCGGAGACCTGGTCTCCATGCAGGAGGTCGGCGACGAATTGCAGGAGGTCTTCAAGCGCCTCTATCAGAAACTCGCCGTCCAGTACCCGCGCGAGATCGCCGCACAGCTCTATAAAGCCGAGTCCCCGGGCCAGATCACCGACATCATGCGGCACGATATGGGGCGCATCTTCAATGAGATCAGAGAAGATTACACGTCTCTTTTCCGCGAGGATAAGCGCCGCGATTCCTGAGTCGTCGCTGACCGTGAGTCAGTGGGCGGACTCATATCGCTATCTTTCCGCGGAGCGCTCGGCGAGACCGGGCCGCTGGCGCACCTCTCTCGTCCCTTACACGCGCGAGATCATGGACTGCGCGTCGCGCTCCGACGTGCGCAAGATCGTCTTTATCTCTTCAACCCAGACCGCCAAGACAGAAACCATCTCCAATATCATCGGCTTCTACATCCATGCGGACGCCAGCCCGCAGATGTACGTGGCCGAGACGGAGCTGAAGGCGCGCGCCTGGTCGCAGGAGTGTCTCGCGCCGATGATCCGCGACACACCCGTACTCCAGCAGCTCGTCGAAGACCCGCGCTCGCGTGATTCCGGCAACACCATCGAAGGCAAGTCATATCCCGGCGGGCATCTCGCCATCGCGTGGGCGACCTCTGCCGCAATGCTCTCGTCGCGCCCGCGCCGCATCGTCGGGTGCGACGAGCGCGACGGCTTCAAAGGATCGAGCGAGGGCGACCCCGTCGCCCTCGCCGAAGAGCGGACGAACACGTTCGAGAACAGCCTCGTCATTGAAGTCTCGACGCCGCGCGACGCCGAAGCGCCGCCCGCCGGCTCGCCTGAGGATGCACCGTGGCTCTCGCCGATTGAGCGCTCATACGAGGAGACGGATAAGCGCAAATACTTTGTGCCCTGCCCACATTGCAGCGAGTTTCAGACGCTCGAATGGTCGAATGTGCATTGGGATTCGCCGGAAGAAGCTCATAACGCCTACTACGTCTGCGTCAACGGCTGCCTGATCACCAACGACAGCAAGGCCGACATGCTCGCGCGCGGCCAGTGGCGCGCGGAGAAGCCCTTTCGCGGCAAGGCCGGCTTCAAGATATGGGCGGGCTACAGCCCGTTCGTCACGTTCGGACAACTCGCGGAGAAGTGGCTCGCCGCGCAGAAATCCACCGACCGGCTGCGGGTCTTCATCAATACGAGTTTGGCTCAAAGCTGGAAGCCGCTCGCCGACAAAATCGAGACTCACGACCTCGAAGGCAGGCTCGAACCTTACCCGGCGGAGGTGCCGCGCGGCGTGCTCCTGCTGACCGCTGGCGTTGATGTGCAGGGCGACCGCCTCGAGTACGACATCACGGGCTGGGGCCTCGACGAGGAGTCCTGGGCGATCAGGTACGGTTGTATTTACGGCGATCCGGCCTCGTCAGAGGTATGGGAGGAGCTGAAAGAGCGCCTCAGCGCCGATTTTATGCGCGAGGGGGATACTTTAATGCGTGTCTCCGCTGCCTGCATAGACTCGGGCGGCCATCACACGCAGGAGGTCTACCGTTTCTGCCGCTCGATGCGTGGGCGCAAGTTCTGGGCAATTAAAGGCGCGAATACGCCCGGACAGCCGCTCGCGCCCCGCCAACCGACGCTCCAGGGCAAGCCCGCCGTCAAATTGTTCAAGATCGGCACCGAGACGGCGAAAGACACGCTCGCCGCGCACCTGAAGGTCAAAGAACCCGGCCCCGGCTACTGTCATTTCCCGAACACCACGGACGACGCCGGGGTGCCCGTGTACGGCGAAGCCTATTTCAAGCAGTTATGCAGCGAGCGCGCCGTGACCAAGTACACGCGGGGCGTGGGTGTGCGCGTCTGGCAGAAGATCAAGCAGGGCGCGCGCAACGAGGCGCTCGATTGCAAGGTTTACGCGATGGCCGCAAAAGCCATCCTGAACCCCGACATGAGGCGATTACACAAAAAGGCCGAATCGGTGACTGATAATCCCGCCCCGGAAGGCGAGGCGCGCGAGGAAGCGCCGCCCGTCCCGCAGCGGCAGCGCCCCCGGTTCGTGGCCGCGCGCCGCGGCGGATTCGTAAAGGGCTTCAGATAGATGTCATTTGCAGACCATTTGCCGGAATACGAGCCGGAGCGCATCGCCATCGGCGAGACAGCCGAGTGGCGAAAGGTCGTTCCCGACTTCCCGCCAGGCGAAGGCTGGACGCTCACGTACTACGTCCGCGGCGCAGGCCGCGGCTTCGATCAGGCCGGAGTAACGGACGGCGATGGCTACAAAATAGTCGTCGCGAACACCGTCACGGCGCTCATGTCCGCCGGCAAGTATTACTTCGAGGCGCGGGTCTCCAACGGCTCGGAAGAGCACGAGGTCGCGCGCGGCGAGATGCTGGCCGTCCTCTCGATCAAGGGGATGGCGACGACCGCCACGCTCGACGATCGCAGCCCGGCCCAGCAGATTCTCGACGCGATTGACGCGATGGCCGTCGGCAAGGCCACGCTCGACCAGCAGAGCTACCAGATCGGCACGCGCCAGCTCGCGCGCATCCCCATCTCGGAACTCCTGAAGCTCCGCTCCACTTACGCGCAGCTCGTCGCGCGCGAGCGCCGCGCGGCGCGGCTCAAAGAGGGCGCGCCGTTCCTGAAAAATGTTCTCGTGAGGTTCGACCGCCCGCAATGATAAGCCTGTTTGAGCCGGGAGACCTCCCGCCCATGTCAGAGGTCGTGCGAGAGCGCCGCAGCGTCGCGCAGAAGCGCCGCGCGGCCATAAAGCGCACCTACGCCGCCGCGCAGTTCAACCGGCTCACGAACGACTTCGTCTCGCAGCGCACGTCCGCCAACGCGGAGCTCAGGCGCGGGCTTCGCACGCTGCGCGCACGCTCGCGCGAGCTCGCGCGCAACGACGACTACATGAAGAAGTTCCTCTCGATGGTCGTCTCGAACGTGATCGGCCCGGCGGGGATCAAGCTTCAGCCGCGCGCGGAGGTCTCAACCGGCAAGCCCGACGAGAGGTTGAACAAAGCGGTCGCCGCGGCGTGGTCGCGCTGGTCTCACAAGGAGTACGCCTCGGCCTCCGGCAAGCTCTCGTGGGTTGACGCGCAGCGTTATTACCAGAGGGTCTTGGCGCGTGACGGCGAGGTTCTGTGTCAGTTCGTCGAAGACAGTAACCCTTACGGGTTTTCGATCAAGTTCATTGATGTGGACTGGCTGGATGAGACCTACAATTTGCTCCTGCCGAACGGCAATAGAATTTTGATGTCGGTCGAGGTGGACCAGTACGGCCGGCCAGTCAATTACTGGCTCACGCCGCCCTCTTACGATTACCTCTACCCGGAGAACGGGCGCGCCCGGCAGAGAGTCGCGGTGCCCGCCTCGGAGATCATCCACGACTTTTTAGTCCTCGACGATGAAGAGCAGACGCGCGGCGTGCCGTGGGCGCACACGGCAATGCTCCGCCTGCACAGCCTCGGCCAGTATGAGGAGGCGGAGATAATTGCCGCGCGCGTGGCCGCCTGCAAGGGTACGTACATCATCCCGCCCGCAGACGACGAGCTCGCGGGCGAAGGCGAGGACGCGCTCCACCCGCAGATCGAGGAGTCCATCGAGCCGGGCATGAGTCAGGAGCTTCCGCCCGGATACACCGTCCACGACGTGAACCCACTTCACCCGAACGCGAACGTCGCGGGCTTCTCGAAGGTCATCCTTCAGGGCGTCGCCGCTGGGCTAGACGTGGACTACGTCACGCTCGCCAACGACCTTGCCGGCGTCAACTTCTCATCCATGCGTGGCGGGATGATCGAGACGAGGGACGTTTACCGCGGCCTCCAGACGCACGCCAAAGAGCACTTCTGCCGCCCCGTCTATCTTCGCTGGTTGAGGCAGGCGATCTTCATGGGCGCAATCGAGGGCGCGCACGCCTCGGACTTCGCCCGCCTCGACGAGCCGAAGTTTCAGCCGCGCGGGTGGGATTGGGTTGACCCGATGAAGGACGTGCAGGCGACGGTGATGGCGATCAACAACGGACTCGACTCGCGCACCGACGCGCTCGCCGAGCGCGGCGAGGACTTCGAGCACGTCGCGCAGAACCTCAAGGCCGAAGCCGACATCGCCGGAGAGTACGGCCTCAACCTTTCCGCCGGCGCGCCGACGAAGCCCTCCGTGAAGGCCGAGGAAGGCTCGGAAGACGAGGGCGGGGACGGCGCTTCTCACAAATAGGCCGCGGGCGCGTGCCAATATCGCCCACGTGATGATTCGGGAGACCTTCTCGAATGTCCGTGGGCGATTCTTTTTTTATGGCACGAACGAACCTCAAGCGAGACCTCCGCGACCTCGTCGGCAAGCGCCAGCAGCGCACGTTCACGATCAGCCGCGAGGCTCCCGCTTTCGACGAGGCCGCGCGAACAGTGCCGATGGCACTCACTTCCGACGAGCCGATCTTCCACGGGTTCGCCTACATCATCCTCGACCACTCCCCCGCGAGCATCAACCTTGAACGCTTCACGGGCGGCCTCGCGCTCCTTGAGAACCACGATTCGGACAGGCGGCTCGGACGGCTCCGCAACCCGGAGACGAACGGCCATGTCCTTCGCGCAAACGCGCGCTTCTCGACGCGGCCTTACGCCGACGAGATTTTTCGGGAGGTCGTCGAAGACCTGAAGGCAGGCGACGTGCCCGGCACGTCCTCGATGTTCACGATTGACGAGATCGCGGACAAGCCCGAAGGCGATATCGAGGGCTACCCCGTTTTCCGCGCGACGAAGTGGACGATCTACGAAGGCTCGGTCGTCTCAATCCCCGCTGACATCAGCGTCGGCGTCGGTCGCTCGATGGAAGACGACGACGAGGAACGCGCGAAAGACGAACGTGAGAAGCGCGAAGAGGTTTGCGAGGAGTGCGACGGCGCGGGCTGCGATGCCTGCGGGGGTGATGACGACGACGAAGAGGAGCGCGCCGCAAGAGAAGGCGACCCTAAAACAGATTCCGGCGGCGAGCGCGCCGCACCCACACCTTCGATTCAAGTGAGGACGGCAATGGAAAACGAGAAAAAACTGATTGAGCTGGGCGAGCTGATCGGCGAGGTCGAGATGGCCCGCGACTTCCTCCTGGCTAACAAGACGGTCGCGGAGTTCCGTGCCGCCGTCATCGAAAAGCGTAAAAACGCTCCGCCGCCGGTGCAGAAGCCGCTCGTCGAGCTGAACGAGGCCGAGCAGCGCCGCTACTCGATCTGCCGCGCGATCATGGCGGACGCCAGCGACCGCCACGGCTACGAGGGCGAGAAGGTCAAGGCCAGCTTCGAGCTGGACATCCACCAGGAGATCGACCGCAAGCTCGACAAGTCCGTCCGTCGCAACGGCGGCATCTTCATCCCGACGGTCGTTAGCCGCGAGCAGCTCGTGCGCGCTGGCCTCGACTCGAAGACCTCGACGAAGGGCAGCGAGGTCGTTTTCACCGAGCCGGGCGACTTCATTCAGTTGCTCCGCAATAAGGCGCTCGTCCTCGCTTTAGGCGCGCGCATGCTCGCCGGCCTCCAGGGCAACATCGCGTTCCCCCGCCAGACCGGCGCGGGCACGTTCACCTGGACGGGTGAGAACCCCGGCTCCGACGTGGCCGAGTCGAATCTCCTCCTCGACCAGGTGACGATGTCGCCGAAGACGGGGCAGTCAACGACCAGCTACTCCCGCCAACTCCTGACGCAGGGCGTCATCAGCGTTGACCAGCTCGTCATGGACGACCTCGCGCAGATCGCCGCGCTGGAGATCGACCGCGTGTCGCTCCACGGTTCCGGCTCGTCGAACCAGCCGCGCGGAATCTACAACACCTCCGGCATCGGCTCGGTCGCCTTCGGCGGCCCCATCACCTTCCCGCTCGTCGTGGACATGGAGACGGCGGTCGCCGGCGCCAACGCCGACATCGGCACGATGGCCTACCTGACGACCACGAACATCCGCGGCACGGCCAAGAAGACCGCGAAGCTCTCGAACACCATCGCCGAGGCGCTCTGGGAAGACGGCGAGATGAACGGCTACCGGGCCGAGGCGTCGAACAACGTCTCGAAGACGCTCGGCACCGGCTCCGATCACGGCATCGTCTTCGGCGTCTGGGGCCAGCTCGTCATCGGCGAGTGGGGCGCGCTGGAGATCATCACCGACCCCTACGCCAAGAAGAAGCAGGGCATGATCGAGGTCACGGAGTTCCTGATGATCGACGTGGCCGCGCGCCAGGCCGCGGCGTTCTGCAAGGGCACGACGCTCGTTCCCTAACCGCATACCTGATGAGTGATGACCGCCTGGGCGAGGCCGCCGGGCGGATCACACTGATGAAGAGGGGCGGGGCAAAATCCCCGCCCCTCACATAAAACCGAACGGAGCACAACCGCAATGGCAGTCGAATTCGCGAACAGGAAAAAGAAGGTTCTCGTCACCGTGCGGGAAGACCTCGCACACGGCTTCGCCTATGGGGACGAGGATCAGAAGCTCGACGACTACTACCCCGGCGACACCCTGGCAGTCACGGAAGGCGACGCGGCGGCATTCATCGCACAGGGCTGGGTCGAGCGCGCCAAAGAAGGCGCTCGCCCGGGCCGCGCGGCTCGACGGGCCGAGGGTGCCGGCGCGGCGAAGAAGTAGATGGCCTTCGCGGAAGATTTAACGCAGTTCTTTGACACGCGCGATTTCGCAGAGGTCGCGACACTCCACCTGACGGGCAGCGTGACGAGGGCGATCAACGCCATCTTCAATCACCCGTCGCAGGAGGTCACGGTCTATGACACCGCGGTCGAGGCCGACAGCCCCAACATGCAGTGCCTGAAGACAGATGTCGCGGGCTTGGCGCGCGGCACCACCGTTGACGTGGGCGGCGGGACGCACAAGGTCGTCCGGGTCGGCGACGACGGCACGGGGTTAGTAACGGTCTACTTCGAGTAATGCCGACTCCTCCTCCGAAAACAATCCGGCAGAAACTCGTGGACGCCATCGTCGCGAGGATGAATGGCATCAACGGCGCCGACCCTTACCAGACCACGCCGCTCTCGGTCGAGGAATGGGCGACGCACTACCAGGAGGACGAGCTCACGAACGGCTACCGGCTCTCGGTCTGCGACATGACGAACGAGCCGCAGACACAGAGCCGGCACGACCTCAACCAGGCGAACCGCCTGAAGGTGCAGGTCAGGGTCTTCACGTCTTCGGCCACGCGCGTTACGGATTTGCGGCAGATCATCGGCGACGTGCTGACGGCCATCCGCACGGATCAATTCTGGGGCGGCCTCGCCCAGTACAGCGAGCCGGGGCAGGACGGTTTCATCGTCCCGCAGGAGTCGGCGGGAGTGGCGGGCGCGGCAGTCGAGTTCATCATCGTTTACGGCTCGCAGCGCTTCGACGCTTTCGAGTGAGAGGAAAAGAGAAATGGGCGTTACAACAAATTATCTGATGGGGCGCGGGGCGCTCAAGCTCGCCAACCGCGCGGCGGACGGCAGTCCCGGCGCGCTCACGGACGTGGGCGAGAACGTCGTTTTCAGCGTTGAGATCACGAAGGAGTATAAGGAAAATTACTCCTCGCGATACGCCATTAGCGAGAAGGACGCGCACGTCCCCATCCGCCAGGCCCTCAAGGTCATGCTCACGATTAAGGAGGCGGTCGCCAAGAACCTCGAAATCATCCTCCACGGCAAGAGCACTACTTACGCCGGCGGCACGGTCACGGGCGCGGCCTTCCCTTCCGGCATTCAGGCCGGGGAAACCTATGAACTGCCCGGCCTCCAGGGCGCGCCCTCCGCGCTCACGATCGTGGACAGCACCGGCTCACCCGTGACACTCGTCGCCGGCACCGACTACGTCGCCGACTTGCAGTTCGGCACTGTGAAGTTCAACTCTTCGGCGCTCGCCGGGAAGATTCAGCCCTTCAAGGCCAGCTACACGCAGGCCGGCGCGACGCGCACCTCTATCCTCGCCCAGGAAGTGCCGGACAAATACCTGCGCTTCGAGGGCATCAACATCGCCAACAACGACGGGCCGCGAAACTTCCTCGCCGTCATCTACAACGCGAAGCTGCTGCCCGCGAAGAAGGTGGATTTCAAGGGCGAAGACTACGCGCAATTCGAGATCGAGTGCGAGTGCCTCATCGACCCGAACAAGGCGGAAGACCCGGAGCTCGGGCGCTACGGCTACTACCTGCCGTTCTCGTAAAGCGCGGGTGCGCTCGGCCCGCGCAGCGAAATCTACACACCCGGCGCGGGACGCTCTCAAGAGATGTCCCGCGCTTTCGATTAGAAGGAGCACGCAGAAATGGCTAAGTTCAAATCTACGCAGTTGCGCGCTGACGCGCCGCACAAGGCTATGGTCAAGCTCGTCATCCGCGACGAGCAGGGAGAGAAGCAGGAGGTCGAGACGGCTGTCTTCTACCGCGCGCTGTCGCTCGACGATCAGGCGACGTTTCCGAGCGTCGAGGGCAAGGAAGGCAAGGAGCGCATCGAGGCCGTGAAAGCGCAGCTCGCCCTGCTCGTCCACAGCATTCCGGAGTTCGGCGTCGGGCCGGATGACGAGCAGGAGCCGTCGCCCGAGTTCTTCGGCACGCTCGAAGACGCGCACGTCAACGCGATCAGCGAAGCCATCGCCGAGGATCGCGACCCAAACTCGTTGCCCTCCAGCTCCTCGCCGCTCACTACCGGAGCGGAGGGCAAGTAACGAATCCGCTGCTGCCGCTCGACCAGACCGTCATCGCTCTGGTCGAGCGGTACGGGTTTCTCCCAAGCGAAATACTCGGCGAAGACGAGTATTGGATAAATCGCCTGCTCCTAAACATGCAGGCGCGCGCGCGCGCGAGCCGGAAGTAAACGACGGTGGCGACCAAGAATCTCGACGCCTACAAGCTCGGAGTCGTGCTCGATGCCTCGGGCGCGGCGAAGGGGATCGCCGCGCTCAATGACGCCGACAAGGCGGCGACCAAGACTTACTCGTCACTCACACAGCTCTCCAAAAGCTTTAAGTTCGGACTCGCCGACAAGTTCAAGTCCGAGCTTGCAGAGGCCCAGAAGGTCGCCGGCTCGTCGCGCGCTTCAGCCGTCGGGCAGCAGCTCGGCTCGATGGTCGGCGACGGGATCAAGAACGGCATCGGCTCGGTCTTTACCGCCGCGAATCTCGGCAAGCTGATCGGCACCGCCATCGCGCCCGGGATCGGCACCGTCGTGGGCGGGATCGTCGGCTCGGGCGTGGACGCGGCCTTAGAGAAAATCTCCGGGCCGCTGATGAATCAGATTCAGCGCGGCATCGAGCTGAATAAACAACTCGAATTAGCCCAACTTCATTACACGGCCTTTACGGGCAGCAGCGCTGAGGCCGAAAGGCACCTCGCTTCACTCAAAAAGCTCTCCGTAGAAGCGGGCCTCGACCTCCCGCAGCTCCTGACCGCCGACCAACGACTCGAAGAGTTCAACGACAACGTGAAGCTCTCGGAGTTGGAGTTGCGAGCGGCTGCCGACCAGGCGGCGCGCTTCGGCGGCGGCGTGGACGGCTTCAATTCGATTGCCTCCGCGCTCGGCCTGATCGCCGAGCGGGGCGAACTGTCGAGCAAGTCGCTCCTCAAGCTCTATAAGCAGGGGATTGACGCGCCGAAGCTCCTCGCGCAGGCGACGGGCCTTTCGGAGAAGGAGGTCAAGGCGCGCATCAAGGCTGGCCATGTCAACGGAGCTTATGCGGCGCAGGCCATCAGTGAAGGCATCGAGGTAAATTCCGGCGGCTACGCGCAGCGGGTCGCCACCTCGACGCTCTCAGGTCAGCAGGCGCGGTTTCAGGCGCTCCAGGACAGCCTCGCGCAACGCGGCACGGCCAATATCACGCAGGGGATGAAGGATGCTTACGGCCTCGGCAACAACATCCTCGCGAGCGGCATGGCGGACAAGACGGTCGCCTTTATTGACCGTGCCGCCGGGTCGCTCAAGAACCTGATCGAGGTCGCGGTCAAGACCGGCTACAACGCGACCTCCGGCCTCATCGAAGGGATGCTCGACACCGGCAACCTCGGCGCAGGCGTGAGTAAATTCGTCGGCAAGTTCACCGACGCGCTGACGAGCACGGCGGGCTTCGACATCAACTCGCCCTCGAAGAAGATGATCCCCGTCGGCGAAGACGCCGCAGAGGGCGTCGTCGTCGGATTTGAAAACTACATGGCCGGCGAGGGCGCGCAACGTCTCACGGCCACGATTACAGAGACGGTGCGCCAGGCGCAGAACAGGCAGCGCCTCAACAATCTCGCACAGCGCGAGCCTGATTTTCTCCCGACGCTTGAGCGGGAAGCCGCCAAGCGGAACATGAACCCCGACGACATTCTGAACCTGCTGGCGATTGAATCGGGATTCAATAAGTCGGTCACTAACAAGTTCGGCTATTCGGGCTTGGGGCAGCTTGGCAGAAACGAGCGCGCGAGTCTGGGATTGCCTTCAAGCGATGCCGCCGCGCGAAATTTGTTCGCTTCCAAGTCCGCCGCGTGGCAGTTGGTCAACGCCGTCTTTCCCCTGATTGACCAGAAGAACCGGGCGGCGATACGGAGCGGCGTTGGCCCGCTCGATGACCTTTCAAAGCTGTACGCGGCTTGGGGCGCGGGGCACGCCGAGCGCGACCCCAACGCAGTCATGGCCGTGCGTGGAGGGAAGCGCGCGGGGATGTACGCCAACAATCCCCTGTGGGATTACAACCATGACGGGGTCATCCGACAGTACGAGTTCGGGCAGGCCGCGCGCGCCGCGCTGGGCGCGGGTACCAACTTCACAGTGAGCGGCATCCCCGTCTCCGCGTCGAACCCCGTGCCCGTGCAGATGATGGGCGACCTCACGGGCAGCGTCGGCGTATTAGCGGGCGACACCTTCAACCCGTCTCGCGCGCCCTCCGTCCTCAACCAGTTCAGGCAGACGCTCAAAGACACCGTGCCCGTCGTCGTTGATGTGACGGAGAAGCAGGACGCGCTCGAACAAACGACCGGCGTCACGGCCACGCAGCTCTTCCTCTTCAACAAAACTCTGCTGCCCGTGCCCAGCGTCCTCGACGCCTCCGCGAAGGCCACGAACGCCTTCTCGATGTCGCAGGAGGAATACGCAAAAAAGATTTTCGGCGGCGCGTCCAAAATATCGCAGGCCATCACGAATATCGCCGGCGCGCTCGGCGAAATCTCCGGCCTCATGCCGTCAGGCGGGCAGGTCGGAAAGAAAAGAGGCTTCTTCTCGAAGCTCCTCGGGTTCGCTGCGCCGTTTCTCTCGTTCATCCCCGGCGTCGGCCCGATCCTCTCGACGCTCGCCGGCATGGGGAGTAACGCGCTCGCGGGTAACTGGGGCGGAGTCGTCTCCGGCCTCGCGGGCGGACTCCAACCGGGCGGCGTCTTCCGCGGCAAGCCTTCGGCGAACACTCCCGCGCCGGCTCTCGGCGACGTGAGCGTATCGGGCGCAAACGGCGGCGACACCTCGATGCCGCACCGTGCGACGGGCGGCCCCGTGCGCCGCGGGCGCGCCTATGTCGTGGGCGAGTACCGGAACGAGGTCTTCGAGCCGAACGAGGACGGATGGATCCACCCGTCGGTTGACTCTTACCTTGCAGGTATGCGCGGGGTGCCGCGCACCGGCGGCGACTTCGGCGCGGTGCTCTCGCGGCTCGAAGCGCACTTCGCGCGGCTCGACGCCTACCCGCCCGAATACGTCTTCGCGACCGGCGCGCAGCGCAACCCCGGAGCGGTCACGGACGCGTTCATGACGCATGGCAGCCGCGACCCGCGCGTCATCGAGTGGATGAGCAGAAGGGTGGCCGGAATATGAGCGTTGATTTTGAAAAGCTCATCACGGACGGCTTCTCGTTCGAGCTGGCTTCGATCAAGGGGGCGGGCCTCTTCGCCTCTTACGGCGACGGCTACGGCGAGGGAGCCGTGATCGGCAACCCCGACGGCCTACTCTCGTGGAAGATCAAGGTCTCGGCGCTCCCCGACTCTGACGACTACCTGCTCAACGCGGGCGAGTTCGGGTTGCAGACGAGGTTTCAGTACCTCTGGGACTTCTACGCGCGCCACAACGTCGCGCAGTGGCACAAGGTCTTTCAGTTCCACGACCCGCTCAGCAAAAAAGATTTCCTCGCCGACATCGCCGAGGAGCAGCTCGACTACCAGCTCTTCTGCCTGACGGTGGCCACTGTCGGCTTAACGATCCGGCAGCGGCGGGTGCACGGCGTCGAATCGCCGGGAGACGTGGTCGAGGTCGAGAACAACCAGGAGATTTAAGTAGTACCGCCCGCGGTACCACTTCGATGCCACAAAGATGCCGGCGACGACACTCTCAACAGACGACCAGGCGAAGCTCGACGCGCTGACGGCCCTGATAGCCGCGGCGCGGGCTGCCGGGCCGCAGGTGCAGGTCGTCGAGCTCGTCGCCGCTACCTGGCCGGCTCCCGATGGTCTCGTCTATTACGCCTCGACCTTTGCCGACGACACATGGCCGAGCCTCAAAGCCAAACTCGCCGGCACAACCCTGGAGCCGAGGTTGAATGGTGGGCAGTTCCTCGATCTGACGCGCGATAGTGGGATTAGCGACGACTCGGTCTCGCTCGACCTGTGGGACGCCGATCACAAGATTTCCGATCTCTTCGAGACGCACGGCGAGGGCGTGAGGATAGAGATATTTTTCTACTTTCCGCAGGTCGATCTACTCCTCTCGATGTGGTTCGGACATCTACGCCCGCCGACGGACGCGGATGAGGAACGCTTCACGGCGAGCGCCGAGAACGGCTTCATGTCGGTGCTGCTGCCGCTCCCGCGCCGCGCCTTCTTCAACACCTGCCAGGCGGTCTTCGGCGCTCTCCTCTCGAGCCAGGCCGAGATAGACGAGCATGACTGCCCGTACAACCGCCACCTCGGCGGCGCGACCGGCCTCCTCGACCCGGCGACGGGCCTACCCTTCACCTCCTGCCCGCGCAACACGCGACAGGCGTGCATCGACCGGCTGGGCGACTCGCTCTCTTATCTCTCCTTCGACACCGTCATTCAGTCGTACTCGGTTCAGGCCACGCACGGCTCGACCATTGCCACCTCACGCGGCAACGAGACCAACCTCAAGCGCCCGCTGCGCGTCATCGCCGGCAAGCGTGTCGTGCGCGACCTCGACCTCCTCGAATACGTCGTCGAGATCGGCAACCCCGATCATCCGGAACGCGGGAGTATCAAGCTCCTCTACGCCGTCGCCGAGGGGCGCAACCGCTCACTCACCTCCCCCAAAGCAAACAACACGGCCATTCAGCCGCAGCACTTCAGTGTGCGTGTGGGCGCGAAGCGGCAATCCTCGACCGGCTTCACCACGAACGTCAACAACTATTCCTCGACCGCCCTTCTGAACGCCGTCCTCCAGGGCGATTTTTCCAAAGTTGACCCGTCGCAGATTTCCACCGAGATCACCGTCGAGGGCCTCGACGACGTGCGCGTCTACGCCTCAGAAGACCCGACCGACTTCGTCGAACAGTATTCGCAGGATCGCGCCTGGTGGCTCCTGCATGCCTACCGTCACAAACGCTGGGGACTCGGCTCGGACGTGCGCCGCTTCTTCCTTCAGGACTTCCGCGACCTCTCCACCTGGTTCGCCGACTCGGTCTCCTATCACAATCCGGACGGCACCGTGACGACCGCCCCGCGCTCGACCTTCAACGCGGAATTGATTGACCGCACCGCACAGCAGCAGATCAACGACATCTGCCTCGCGGGCCGATGCACGGTGCCTTTTCCATTTGAAGGCAAGCTCCGGGTCTTCCCGCTCAAAAAACTCACGACGGACGAGCTGGCCGCCGCGCCGGTCTTTACCGATTACGATTCCGGGTACCCGCGCAACATCATCCGCGACGAGCAGACGGGGAAATCAACACTTACGCGGTCGGCCACCTCGGATGCGGAATTGCCGAACTCCATCGTCGTCACCTACAACGATGCCGCGCAGGACTATAAGGAAATCCCGCTCCCTCCGATTGACTCGATTGACCAGCAGCTCCGGGCTGGGCGTGCCTTCGGCGACACTGGCCGGCGAGCAGTCGAGAAGCGCTACGGGCTCCTCGGCGTGACCACGCCGGGCGAAGCCGCGCGCGTCGGCGTCCTCATCCGCGACCTCGGAGAGTTCGACGAGGGCGGCATCGAGAATAATCAGCGGATTAAATTCCAGACCTTCTTCACGCAGGGCTTAGGGCTCTACAAGTCGAAGGTCATCCGCGTGCTCTCGCGCTCACTCATCAACACCAGAACGGGCGTGCAAAGGTTCGAGCACTTCCGCGTGCGCTCAACCCGCCAGCTCCCGAATCTGCTCGTGGAAGTGAGCGCGCAGGCTTACCCGGTCGCGTACTACGCGACGACGGAAGACCTGACGGCTCCGGTCGCACCCGCGGTGCCCGACCCGCTCTTTAATCCCGGCGGCGATCCCGGAGACAGGCCGCGCCCCGTGATCTTTCCGCGGATAGATGTGACGGCTGATCAGATCATCGTGGAGATGGCGAGGAGTTAGAGGATGAGCACCTACGCGGCCTTCGAGCTGGTGATTGATAACAACGACGGGACATTCACGCCCGTCGCGTCGCAGACCGTGCATGTCTATGACGTGACGCACTCGACGGCGCTCGCCGATACCGCCTCGGACGCAAACGGCACGGTGCCTGCGGCGAGCGTGGCCGTGGCCGTGGGCACACTGTTGCGCTTCAGCTTCCTGCTCGCCAACGGAATCTGCGGCTTCGCCGAGAACGCGACAACTTGAGGTAAGTGAAGTGGACGTAATTGCGAGACGATCAGGTGGACAGAACATCGTGGGGCGGCCACAGGCTCGCCCGGCGTGGTACGCGCCCGCCTCAGTGGACGCGCACGAGGTCGAGTTGTTCACGCAGGAGATCGACCCGACGACGGGAGCCTTCATCGGCACACCGAAACCCTTTGGGCGCTTTCCAGCGGTCGGCACCGTCGCCATCCCGCACAACCCGGACTCGGATCGCGACGTGGTCATCTACGCCATGCCCTACTCGGGCTCGAGCACGCCCGGCTTCTCCGAGATCGCGCACGCGACACAGGCGACCGCTCTCTTCCGCCGCGAGGTGGATGCGCCGCTCATCGGCCTGACGGCGGACGTGACCGTGGACACGGCGCAGATCGGCATCACCGGCTTCACCCGCTTCGCGCGATACAGACGCTTGCGCGTGTGGGCCGACGCCGGGAAGGCGACGATGCTCCGCGAGGTGATGCTCGACTCTAACGACTACGCCGCGCACGAACTGCCGCGCGACTTCCTCCTGTCGCGCACGGCGAACGTGCTCAGGAATGAGGACGGCACGCCGCTGCTGAATGAGGACGGCACGCCGCTGCTCGCCGAGGACAATTCCGGTGCGCTGCCGCAGATGATCTACGTCACCGTCGCGCATTCGGGCGGGGTCTCCTGGACGCCGGAGAGCAACGTCCTCCTGATCACTTTCGCGTCGGGCGATGGCACGACGCCCGGCTCAACCGGCACC